CGGGTCTGCGTTCGGATCGGGCTGCGAATCGCTGCGCTCCTTCGCTTCGTCCGGGCGGTAGGACGCGCGCGCCGGATCGCGGACAGGCGGCGGAGCGAGGGAGCTGAGCTGATTGGGCTTGGTACCCATGGTGATTCTCCTGCGTAGTTGAGGGTTTGGAAGACCAACGCGGTTAGGCGTTGGTCAGATAGAAGGCCATGTTGACCTTCTTGCGCTCCAGCACGCGCTCCCAGTTGTCCGCGTCCTGCAAGTTCGCCCACGTCGGCGAGAGGCCCGGGGCGGTGATGTCGGCGGACAGGAAGTTGTAGCCGCCCGGGTGCACCAGCCACGTCTTGCGGCTCCACAGCACTTCGACGCCGCCACCGTTCGCGCGCTCTTCATAGCGAGCCACCTTCGCCGGATTCTTCGGCGTGCCGCGGCCGTAGCCCATCGCGCCAGTGCCGAAGAGGATGGACAAGAACTTCCGGTCCACGCCCGTGCCGAACGACGGCATGCCATCGTCCACGATCACGCGAGCGCCCAGGTACTCGGTCCACAGCAGCTTGCCATCCGCATCGCGGATGAAGTCGATCAGCTGCTGCTTCACCATCCGCTTGTAGATCATCGAGTGGCAGGCGAACACGCCCAGCTTGCCCATCTGATCACCCATCGTGAACTGGGCATCGATGAACGACGATGCGTCGAAGCGGTTGGCGTCGGTGATGGTGCCCGCGGTCTGCGACGTGACGTCGATCGTCATGTCGGAGTTGTTGGCGGCGACGTTGTCGTTGTACAGGCCGATCGCGATGGAGATGATGCGGCGCTGGAACTGACGATCCCAGTACGCATCGACGCGGTTGGCGATGCGCTGCATCGGATCGCTGCCCGCCAGCTCCTTGTTCAGATCGGAGCTGGAGAAGCCTTCGTTGAGGTAGGAGATGCGCGAAGTCATCTCGCCGCTCGTGATCTTCTGCGGCTCGGCGATGTCGGTGAAGGTGGTGTTGCTGTAGTTGGGCTCGATCGATGCGTCCAGATCGTTCCAGAACGGAATCGTCGTCAGCATGCCACCCGCATCCGCGCGGGCATCGAGGGTGGGATTGAGGACGACCACGCCCGCCTCCACGAATGCGGTCTTCTCGATCGAGTCATCGACCTGATAGGACGCAAACACTTCGGGGACGAAGATGTCACTGAGTTCGGTGTTGGCCATGTTTTGATACCTTTGAGATGGGTTTGGTTTTAGGCGGAAGCCGCCCGGGATGCTGCCTTCGCGTCATCGACCGCCTTCTGGAAACCAGCGGGGTCTTCCTTCGCGAACTTGGTACGCTCTTCCTGATTCATTTCAGAAAGCTTTTTGGAAGCACCGCCCCCATTACCACCATCGCCACCCTTGGCACCGCCGCCGGTGGACTTGCTGCCTGCGATGAGCGGACCCAGAGCCGGGTTCGCCCTCACTTCTTTGTCGAGGTCAGACAGGCTCGACGCAGAGATGGCGCCCTCCTTGTCCAACACCCGCACGCTGTGCGCTCCGCTCTCGCTCTCTTCCAGCTTCAAACGATTGCGGATATGCGGCAGAAGCGCGTCGATGTATTCGGGCTTGAGCGCCATGTCAGCGGCGATCTTGCGAGCCTGACCATCGAGCATGTGCGCTTCCAGAGAAGTATTGAGCAGCGCGATACGATCTTTCAGCTTCTGCTCTTCCTTCGCATACTTGTCCTTGTAGGACTGCTCCAGACGCTCCACGTCACCCTTCGGAATGCCATTCTTCTTCAGCTCTTCCATTGCGAGATTCGCGGCATCCAGATCACTCTGAATCTTCGCGGCATCTTCGCGAGCCTTGCGCGCGTTTTCCTTCTCATAGTCCTTCGCACGCTTCAGCGCGCCCACACCGTGGTGGTCATCGAGCTGTTCGATGTCCAGATAGAACTTTCCTTCAAACTGCTTGTATTCGGTGCGCAGGGATTCCGGAACACCGTCCAGATTTTCGAGAACTGCCTTGAGCGTCATGGTTATTTCCTCAGAGTTAATCAGCGACCCGCTGTGCGCTGAGTATATCGGATCAAGTGCTGATATAGTGACAGGGTAAATGCGTCCGTTCGGGATAGCCCCGGGGTCCGTTCCCGGGGGATTTTCTATACCCCGGCCTTCCGGAAGGAGGCGGGATTCTTGCGTCGCATCTCGTCGAGCGTGAGAGGGGCGAAGTTTTTGTCCAAATTAAGCTTCGCGAACTGCTCCGCGCTCAGCCCACCTTCCCGGAACAACGCGGCCCGGGTAAGCCCGAGAGCATCATTTTGGAAGGCATTATCCATCGTCTTGAGCCACTCATAATAGCTCTGGTCCGCGGGAACTTGACCATCCTTCGATGCACGCGTGGTATTGGCGAGAAGATCGACACCGCGAATCTTCGGGATCGTCGTGGAGCGGCAATTGATGTGGATGGGAGGCTGAGGCCCTTTCCCGAGCTTGAAGAATCGGCCGTCGAGCGATCGGCAAACCTGAGTCGTTCTGCCGTCAAGCGTACTGATCCAGATATACCCTTCGATGATGTCATCATTATCATCCATCATCAACTGCTGAGCTTGCGATGCGACGTGTTGGAGCGATGTGCGCACCATCGCATCCGCCTCGCGCTTCGTCACGCCGCCGAGAATGCCATCTTTGAAATTGGACGCCTTGGTTCCGCGAACCTTGCGCACAATCTCGTCCGTCGTCATGCCCTGCGCATAGCCCACGCGGATCGCGCCTTCGACCTTCTTGATTTGAGACGCACCCCAACCATCAATGAACGCCTCCATGAGATCGCCAGTGGCTTGAATCGGGGCGGCGAGCGTTGCGGACCAACTCGCGGCAGCAGCGGGCGTGACTGCCGGGGCGTTGGGCGGGGCGACGAGATTGACGGTGGCGGTGTGGTACTCCAGCGCATAGGATGAGAAGTTCCTCAGCGTGCGCATGTACGTCGCCGCCTGCTCGTCCGTGAGCGTGTTCATCTTCGCGCGCAGGCCCGCGAGCGCTCTATCTAGGCGCGCACGCGACGGCGCATCGCCCACGCCCCGGATCGCCTCCACAACCGCTCGATCGATCTTGCGGATCGTCGCATCCATCTTGCGAATCTCGCCCGCCTTCAGCCGCTCCAGATAGACTTGGAATTTGACTGTGACGTCGTGGATCAGCTGGCCTTCTCGCGTGAGCCTTGCCATTTAGCCTCCCATCACCTTTGCGATGTACGCTTCCGCCAGCTTCTGCGCGTCAGGCACGTTGAAGAACTCCATCACCATCCGGTTCAGCTCGATATCGCAAGGGCGGCAAAGCTCCCCGGTGAGCTTTTTGTTTTCCATCGCGCACAAGTCGAGCGTCCAAGTCTCCCGGGCCGCTCGCTTCTTGCAATGGGCGCATTTATTTCCCATCACTCAACTTCCTCTTCCGCGGGGACCTTGATCGGGTTCCCGTCTTCGTCCAAGTCCTTGTCCAAGTCGATCGCATCGCGCGCATCTCCTTCAATCTCCGCCTTCGCCTCCTTGTCGTCGAGCGTCGCAATGCCCGACTCGCGCAGCTTGCCACGGAACTCACCCCACGTGATCGCGCCACCGCTCCACTCCGAAAACAGCTGGCGACGCTCTTCCGTCGTCATCTTCATGATCGCGAAGTCGGTCGAGAGCAGGAACACGATTTCGTCCACACCCGGCTCGATCCCGTAGAACTCGCACGCCCATCGCACATTCTGCTCAAACGCCTGCGACACATTCCGCGCGCAGCTCGACAGCACCGACGCGACCGAGGCCGCTTCCATCTTCGCCTCTCCCAACGTGCGCTGGACTTGCTTGTCTTCGACGAGCTGCGCGCCGAGAGCGATCATCTGGCGCTCTTTCTTGTCCATGGCTTCCTTGACCATGGAATTCTCGCTTGCCTGCAACAATCCCGCTGAGCCTTCGACCGGGAGCGGCACTGCCGCGCGGGAGCCGAGTTGGATGACGCCGCCGAGAATCTCAGTCACCCAAGTCTCACTCAGTCCGGCGAAGTACGGCGTGGGCTGGCCGACCATGAAAACAGAGTCTTCATAATCAGCGGAGTTGCGGTAATGCGCGAGATTGATACACGCCAAATCGTACATCGGCGGGCGATCGACACTGGAATCGTTGTTCTGGCTTCCGACGAAGTTGAAGGGGATGTGGTCGAGCGGAACGCCTGCGTTGTTGGTGGGGGTGATGACTTCGCCGAACATCTCCCAATCCACACCGCTCGCCTCGCCCTGCGATCCTTCCTTCTGGCGCCACTCTTCGATCGTGTACACGCCCTCTTCGCTCAATCGCAGAACGCGCTTGCAATTGCCCGTCGTGATTTCAAACCCATCATCGCGGATCGTGTATGACTCGTTGAGTACGACAAGGCACAACACTGACTTCGCGCCGACGATCCGATAGCGCCAGTTGATCACATCGACCGCGTTGTAGAACTGGATGGTGGGGCGCGCGTAGCCCTGCTGGACTTCTTCGCGCGAGAACGCAGACCCGTCATCCTTCGCCCGGGGGAAGTCGGTGAGCAGCCCTGCGCGGCCGAACGCGAGGACGTGGGAGAGAGTGCGCTTGGCCTGCTGGACCATCGACACGCCGTCACCCGTCACGTCATACCACATCGGGTCCAATTCCTTCGGGAACTCGCTCACCGGGTCCGCTGCGAACACCTGCCCCACGAGGCCCGCGGTCGTGTTCCCGACGACGTTGTAGAACAGCGCGCGCGTGAGATAGCTTTCATATCGAGCGAGGTTTTCAGGCGACTTGTCGTCAGCGTTCGGTCGCGGGAGGTACTTCTCCCCCGCTTTCTTCACCGCCTCTTCGCCCGCGAGGCAATCGCGGATTTTGTCGTACTTGTCGAATTGCGCGGACAACTCAGTCCGGGTGAAGTTGACGTTGGGCGCTGCGATCGCTTGCGCGCCAGCGTAAGGGCCTGCGTCGATGTGCGGGTAGGGATTTGCGGGCGACGGGCCGCTGCCGCGCGTGGGCGAATTGCGGCCTGCGGTGCGAACGATCTTGTTGCGGGACTTGGCCATGTGGTTCCTCAGCTTGGCAGACGGATAACGAGAAGTTCAGCAGCACCGCTGCCCTTGAGAACGCGATAACGCAGACCATCATAATCATGGTCCTCTTGCTTGGTGTCGACATCTTCAATGTTCTTCGCATCGCGCTGCAACACCGGGAGATGCTCCAACAGATTGCGACAATGGTCAAAGATGTACAGCCCCGGCTCTTCGGCATATTCCACGTCCACCGCTGCGAGGCGACCGCGGATCAGCTCCAGCCCGATCTTGCGCGACCCGGGTGACTTGTCGGAACGCTCCCAGCGAATCCCCTTCGACGCGAAGTCGTCAGCGATCGTGGGCGTCTTCGGGTTCTGCGTGTCGATGATCGAGTTGTCCGCAGGGCCGGGGGACGGCTTCTTGGCGACCCAGCGCTTTTGAACAAGGCTATATTCCATGTCCACAATGCCGCGCGCGACTTGCTTGGCGGGCATTTTCAGCCCCACGTTCGCATCCTTCGCCCCATACCACTCGTGGATGACGAAGATCGTTCCGCGAACCGGAGCCCAGCGCCTGCCGTTGTCCAGCTCCACCTCCGTGCCATCCGCCTCCGCATACCACAGCACGGAAAACGGCTTCGCCGAACCCCAGTCCAGCGAGCGATCCACGCGCCAACTCAGCGGGATGCGGAAACGCGGGATAGCGATTCGATCGCTCCACACGTCATCGAGCGCACCACCTGCAACAATGTTCCAATCGCCATCTCGCATCGCCTTCACCAGCGACGCATTCCCGAGGCCCTCAAGGCGGTTGATGTAATCGGGGTCATTCTCAGCCATCGTCGGATTGTCGTCGAGACGGGCGGGGATGTACTGACGCAGGAAGCCGCCTTCGGATGGCGGCTGGAGAGTGATGGCGTAGGGCTTGGAAGGGGTGATGAATGTCTTCTTGACGAAGTTGTGCCCGATACCGCCCGGATTCGATCCCGCGAGAATGCGCGGGAACCTTCCTCTCCACTCTTCCGGCACAACGAGTCCGCCGATTCGCGCGCGGCCGCGCAGATATCGATACATGGGCTCAGTGAAGTGGGTCAGCTCATCCATCATCAAAACGTGGATTTCCGCGCCCTGATAGTCATACACACTCTTCTCATCCTTCGCATGGCAGAGATGGACCTTGGAGCCGTTGAAGGGGAAGACGATCTGATTGTTGGAATAATTGATCTTCGCGAAGCCACCAGCGACCCAGCGCGCGAGAAGATTGGGGTATCCGCTCGGACCTTCCATGTGGTTCTTGTAGAGGTCGGGGAACTTGCGACGGAACAGGTACGTTTGAAGCCCCGGAACGCATGTACCCCAAAGGATCGATGCCGCGCGCATGAGGTGGGACTTACCGCCGCCCGCTGCGCCGCCATACAACACCTCTGTCGCATACGTCTCAAACGCCAACGTCTGTTTCTCGTGGAGGCTGAGATTGATCGAGAAAGGATCATCGCTTTCCGCGATTGCTTCGCAGAGGGCTTGGCCCAGCTCGTCATCCGGATCGTCGTCGTAACTCACACCTTCACCTTCTGCGGGCGCTTGCCTGCCTTCACTCGCTTTCCGGGAGGAACAGCGCGAGTTGTTCCGGCTCCAGCGTCAGGCGGAACGTCAGCTGATCGCCCAGCTGGGGCGGGGGCACTCGTGGCGGCCTCGCGCTCGTTGATGGTGACTTTGGGGCGCTGGACGGTGAGGTTGATCGTCGGGCCACCTCCAGTCGCCGATCCGCCGCCCGCCGAATTGCCCGTTGTATGCGATCCATGTTGGTCCTCCAGCTTGCGGTGGAGATAGGGGAAGATTCGGTGGGCCGCGTCCTGCCGGCGCTCCCAAGGCTGCTCGTCGTCGTTGATTATCTCCATCATCAACGTCAGCGGGGAATTCTGAAATCTCTTGAAAGCTCGACGGACACCGTCACTGACTTTCTCATCAAGGCCCAACACATTCTCAGCATGGTCCTTTGCCGCTACAAATTCGTCACGGTTGGGCCGGTGACGGTCGCGCCGCGTGAGTCTTCGCGATTGCTCATCGCGCTGATCCGCAGCGTCCAAGATTTCGTTTGACTGTTTGGTCATCTGTTGATCCCTGCGCACAGCGCATCAAAATGTGAGACATCACGCGCGCGAGGATAACCCGACCCACACCATCAGCGAAAGAAGCGGCTGTTTACTGGACCCACAAATCCCATCGATCCGACCCCCTGCCGCGCGCCTTTCTATCTCAATATCCCGGGACCGCGAGGGACGATAAGGGACGATGTTTTCCCTATTGCAGCGCCGCGAATTCCTGCCGCGGCTCTCTCTCCCTATATATCTCTATGATCTACTTTCTAGAAAATACCGTCCCTATCGTCCCTAAGGGCCAAGAAACCCACTCGCGGCAGGGGTTCGATGAGGGACGATACCCCGGCAAACATCGTCCCTATCATCGTCCCTCGCCCATCAAACATCGCCCCTCCCATACGCTTTCGCCCATCACAGTACGTCGCCCCTCGCCTCTCGCCCGGCTTGCGGGGGCGCGAAAATATCGTCCCTCGCGCCCTGCCGGGCCTGCCCTTACCGTCCCTCGCCGATCGACCCCGGACGGCCCGTAGGCGTCGATTCCGGGGGCCTGCCGGGGGCGTCTTCCCGGGCGGTCTTCGGGCCGTTCTGCGCGCTCAT